TATAACTCTGGCACTGGTGTAATCACATATACTGGGCCGAGTGACGCAGAGATTCGTGGTAAGATTAGTGCAGGTGGTGACCTTGCATATAACTCTACTACTGGTGTAGTATCATTTACACAAAGAACTGACGCACAAGTTAGAGGACTTATCTCCGCAACTGGTGACATAGCGTATAATAATACTACTGGTGTTATCTCATTTAGTGAGACATATTCTACTGCAAGTGAACTTCTAACCGCAATTAAGACTGTAGACGGTGCTTCAAGTGGATTAAACGCTGACCTACTTGACGGTCAAGAAGGTGCTCACTATAGAATTAATGTATATAACAACGCAGGCACGTTGTTAAACTAAGGATAAATAGATAAATGGCATATACAAGAATAGCAACCAGAAGTGAATTTATAGACTATTGTCTACGTAGACTAGGACACCCTGTTATCGAAATCAATGTTGATGACGAACAGATTGATGACCGTGTAAATGACGCATTACAATTGTTTGGTGAATATGGTGCAGAAGGTAGTTTCCGTGCATATGTTCCAATGGAAATGACACAACTTATTATTGACCGTGGGTATATTGACTTTGATATTGATACCATACAAGGTATCTCAGACCCCAATAATATTCTAAATGTTGTTCGTGTATTTCCTGTTGATGACCAAGTAAGTGGTGTTAACTTCTTTGACGTTAAATATCAAATGCGTCTCAACGATATGTGGGATTTAAATACTGGTATTGGAGACCTTGCATACTATGAACAAATGCAACAGTATCTTTCTACTATTGATATGAAACTAACAGGAACTCCTCAAATTCAGTTTACTCGTGCAGGCAACACCTTAAATATCTTCGGAGATATTTCTGGAACTAAAGGTGATTTACAAGTAGGTGATAAGATTCTAATGGAAATGTATTTCACAACTGATGCAAATAACAATGGTAAAATATATAATAATATCTTCTTAAAGGAATATGCAACTGCACTTATTAAAGAACAATGGGGACAAAACCTTATTAAATTTGAAGGAATGGTATTGCCAGGCGGTGTTACATTGAATGGTAGACAAATACTAGAAGACGCAAGACAAGAAATAGAAGTGATTAGACAAAGAATCTATAACGAGTATGATATACCACCAGATTTCTTTATGGGATAATTAAATGGCAACGAATCCATATTTCAAACAAGGAGTTCGTTCTGAACAATCATTATATGAGGACATCATTATTGAAGGACTCAAAATGTATGGACAGGATGTATACTACCTTCCACGAGAAATAATCAATAAAGATAATGTCTTTCTTGATGATGTTCCGTCACGTTTCGGTTCTTCTTATAAAGTGGAAATGTATATTGAGAACACCGAAGCGTTTGAAGGTGAGGGTGACCTATTTACTAAATTTGGTATTGAACTCAGAGACCAAGCAAACTTTATTGTTTCCAGAAAGAGATGGAAGAATCTTGTAGGTTCTCGTCTTGCAGAAAAGAATTTCCGTCCTCGTGAAGGAGACCTAATCTATCTAACACTATCCCAATCTATATTTGAAATTCGTAGGGTAGAGACCGAAACTCCGTTCTATCAATTACAAAATCTTCCTACATTCCGTATGCAATGTGAATTGTTTGAATACAATGACGAAGACTTTGATACTGGTATTGACGCAATACAGAAAGTTGAAGTAGAATCTGCATATCAAGTTGAACTGACTATGGATTCAGCGGCAGGATATGACCTTGGTGAAACTGTACATCAAGTATTTGGTGATTATACTATGAAAGGTGAAATTGTTGATTGGTCTGATTCAGATAAAGTTCTACAACTTGCACACGTTGGTGCTTCTGATGGTAAGTTCCATACTTTTGGTACAGTAACTCAAGTTATTGGTCAAACGTCTGGTGCGAAAGCTTCTCCAACGTTTGTACAAGAACTTCAGAAAATACAAGCAGACGCACAAAATACTATCTTTGATGACTTTGAATCAGACTTCTTAGACTTCTCTGAAAGTAATCCGTTCGGAGATATACAATAATGTTTGGTACTTGGTTTTATCATAAGAGAGTAAGAACTGCGGTATCCGTATTTGGTTCTATGTTTAATAACTTGTATGTTCTAAGACAGAACAGTTCTGGTGAAACTATCTCTCAAGTAAAAGTTCCATTATCTTATGCACCTAAGAGAAACTTTATCTCTAGATTACAAGCGATGAATAGTGGTGAAGATGCAGAACGTAGGGTCGCAATCAAGTTGCCTCGTATGTCCTTCGAGATTACGAATATGCAATATGACGCAACCAGACAATTACCTAAGACAAACAACATATCAACTGTAGTAGAAAATAGTGTTACATCTAGAAGACAACTTTATACTTCAACACCATATACTATTTCATTTCAGTTGAACATATATGCAAAGTCACAAGATGACGCATTACAAATTGTAGAACAGATTCTACCATACTTTGCACCACAATATACTTTGACAATCAAACCTTTCTCTGATATAGACACATTGACCGAAGATGTCCCTATCACATTATCAAGTGTTGCATTCTCAGACGATTTTGAAGGTGCGGTAGAACAACGTAGAACGATTATATATACTTTAGACTTTGAAATGAAGATTGCCCTATACGGGCCAGAAGGCAATAAATCTATTATTCGTGATGTGCGTAATAACTTATTCTTACAAGACGCAGGACTAGCTGATAGTGATGTGTATATTAAGACCTTACAGATAACTCCTGACCCCACGTCTGTAAGTGCTGACAGTGACTATGGATTTATAGAAACCGATTTGGATAGTGCAGTATAATGAGTGAAGAAAAAAGAATTAAAGATGATTATGAATACTCTCGTGACACCTACTATGAAATACTAGAGAAGGGTAAAGAGAGTATGGAACTAATGATTGAAGTCGCAAGAGAGAGTGAACACCCTCGTGCGTTTGAAGTATTATCTACTATGATGAAAAACATGGCAGACGTAAATGATAAACTTATGGATTTGAATAAGAAAAACAAAGACATAAACAAAGAAGACGACCCCAAACAACTGGGTAATACTACAAACAATCTATTTGTAGGAACTACTACAGACTTACAGCGACTTATACAGAATGAAAAGAATGTAGTTATAGATGCAGAACCAACAGACGAATGACCATTATCTTGGCAATATCAATGTCAAGCGTGATGGAGTTCAACACAATTTTACCGAAGAAGAGGTTAAAGAATACTTAAAGTGTTCTAAAGACCCTACATATTTCTGTAAGAAATACCTCAAAGTTATCTCTCTTGATGAAGGATTAGTTCCTTTTAATCTTTATCCTTATCAAGAAAAAATGTTTAACCACTTCAATAATAATAGATTCTCTATTGTTCTTGCGTGTCGTCAATCTGGTAAATCTATTAGTTCGGTAGGATATATTATTTGGTATGCTTGTTTTCATAGTGAGAAAACTATTGCTGTACTTGCTAACAAAGGTGCGACTGCAAGAGAAATGTTAGCACGTATCACTCTTATGTTAGAGAACTTACCATTCTTTTTACAGCCAGGCTGTAAAGCACTTAACAAAGGTTCTATTGAGTTTAGTAATAATAGTAGAATTATTGCAAGTGCAACCTCTGGTAGTTCTATTCGTGGTATGTCTGTTAACTTACTATTCCTTGACGAGTTTGCTTTTGTTGAACGTGCAAACGAGTTCTATACTTCTACCTATCCAGTTATCTCCGCAGGTAAAGATACCAAAGTTATTATTACTTCTACCGCAAACGGTATTGGTAATACTTTCCATAAGATATGGGAAGGTGCAGTTCAGAAGGTAAATGAGTTTGTTCCTTTTACTGTTAACTGGTGGGACGTGCCAGGCAGAGACGAGAAGTGGAAATCACAAACAATTGCGAATACGTCTCAATTACAGTTTGACCAAGAGTTTGGAAACACTTTTTATGGGACAGGGGATACCCTAATCAATGCCGAAACATTATTATCATTTAGAGCGTCTAACCCAAAAGAAGTTCTTGAGGGTGGCGACTTATTAATATATGACCGTCCAAACAAAGACCACGATTATATCATGACTGTAGACGTATCAAAGGGAAGAGGTCAGGATTATTCTACCGCAACGGTAATTGATATCAGCGTAAGACCCTTTAAACAGGTTGCTATCTATCGCAATAATACTATATCTCCAATACTCTTGCCTAATATTATATATAAGTACGCAAAAGTCTATAACGAGGCATATGTCGTAATTGAATCTAATGACCAAGGGACTTTAGTTTGTAATGGATTGTATCAAGACTTAGAATATGATAATATCCATATGGAATCTGCAATTAAAGCAGACCGTATTGGTATTGAAATGAATCGTAAAGTGAAACGACTTGGTTGTTCTGCAATCAAAGATATCTTAGAAAACCAAAAACTACAGATTGTTGATGAGAATACTATTATGGAGATATCTACTTTTGTCTCTAAAGGTCAATCTTATGAAGCGTCTGACGGTAATCATGACGATTTAATGATGAATTTAGTCCTATTTGGATACTTTGTATCGTCTCAATTCTTTGCAGATATGACAGATATCAACCTAAAAGAAATGATGTTTGCAAAGAAAATGAAAGAAATTGAAGACGATGTACCTCCTGTAGGGTTTATTGATGACGGTTTAGACCAAGTTAGAGAGGAAGAACAACAAAAATCTATGGGATGGCACACCTTTGAAGGTGTAGATATAGGCGTAGAAGATTGGTAATGTATAAATAAAGGTATGTGAACATTACCGTATTATGAAAACTTATAATTAATATTAAAGGAAAAAAGTTATGGCTCTTTTTACACCCTCTGCTTCTCCTGCTGTAACAGTAAAAGAAATTGACCTGACGGGCGTAGTGCCTAACGTTCAAACTTCTACTGGTGCATTCGTGGGGAATTTCGGTTGGGGGCCTGTCGGAGTTGCGACTCTGGTCTCAGACGAATCTGGACTAGTAAGTACCTTCTCAGCACCAACCAATGAAAATACGGTAGATTTCCATTCTGCTGCTTATTTTTTAAAATACTCAAACTCACTGTATGTTGTACGTGAGCAGGATAGTGATGGCGTTAACGCTGTTGCTAACCATTCATCCCTAGGTAGTTTGACTGCACAAGCAATCAACAACTTAGACGCATTTGAGAACTTATCTCTTGATAGTTCTGACGGTGCGTTTATTGCCAAGTACCCAGGCACAATTGGTAACTCATTGAAAGTATCCGTTATCGGAACTGACAGTGCAAGTGGTTCTTCATTGAACTTTGACAATTGGGCATATAAATCTGAATTTGATGCTGCCCCAGGCACATCTAAATTCGTATCAGACCTTGGTGGGTCTAATGACGAAATTCACGTTGCAGTCATTGACGAAGACGGTGAAATTTCTGGTACTGCTGGAACAATTCTTGAAACATTCCCATTCTTGTCTGTTGCTAAAAACGCAAAAGCGAGTGACGGAACTTCAAACTACTATAAAGACGTTCTTAAGAATCGTTCTAATTGGGTATACTCTGGTGACTTCCATACTGGTGACTCAGATAGTCTGAGTGACTTTGTAGGTTCTAACTGGGGCAACAACGCTACAACTTCTGGTGAGAACTTTGCAACTGGACAAAACTTCAGTGCAACTCAAAGCACTTGGTCATTTGCTTCTGGTGTGACCTCTTCTTCATTAGGAACTGACGATGTACTTCGTGGTTTCGATAAATTTGAAGATAAGGACAACATTGAAGTAGATTTCTTAATTGCTCCAGAATCTATTGCAGACGCAACTGCAACTACTGTCGTAAATGATTTAGTAGGTATTGCAGGCACAACTCGTAAAGATTGTGTTGCTGTCGCATCACCTTCACGTAACGCTGTAATTACTGTAGGCACTAATACTGGTGTCCTAGCTTGTAATAACACTTACACGAAGTCTTCGTATCTAATACAGGATAACAACTACTTGAAAGTATTTGACAAGTATAATGACAAATACATCAAGATTCCTGCTAACTCCTCAACAGCTGGATTAATGGCAGCTACTGACTTAGTAGCAGCACCTTGGTTCTCTCCTGCTGGTTCTAGACGTGGTAGATATGTTGGTATTACTGACATCATTCTATCTCCGACTAAAGCAGAAAGAGATACATTATATAAGGCTGGTATCAACCCAATTGCAAACATTCCAGGCGAAGGCATTATGCTCTTTGGTGACAAAACTAACGAATCAAGACCTTCTGCGTTTGACAGAATCAATGTTCGTAGATTGTTCCTTGGAATTGAAAGAGCAATTGCAATTGCAGGACGTAATGTAATGTTTGAATTCAATGACGAGTTTACTCGTGCCGAGTTCGTAAACATTGTAGAACCGTTTCTTCGTGAAATTCAAGGTCGAAGAGGTATCACGGACTTCCGTGTTGTCTGTGACGCTACGAATAACACTGCTGCTGTGGTTGACCGTAATGAATTCATCGCATCTATCTTCATCAAACCTGCCCGTTCTATTAACTTCGTAACATTGAATTTTGTTGCAGTTAGAACTGGTGTTGAGTTTGAAGAAGTAGTTGGCACAGTATAAGGAGTAAGGAAAAATGGCAATATTAGGCGTAGACGACTTTAAGTCAAAACTCAGAGGGGGCGGTGCTCGTCCTAATCTGTTTAAAGCGACTGTCAACTTTCCAGGCTATGCAGGGGGAGACGTAGAACTTACGTCTTTCCTTTGTAAGACTGCTCAGTTGCCAGGCTCAATAATGAACTTTGTAGATGTACCTTTCCGTGGTCGTCAGTTAAAAGTAGCTGGTGACAGGACTTTTGAACCTTGGACTGTAACCATCATTAATGATACGGATTTCACAATCCGTGATTCTATGGAACGTTGGATGAACGGTATCAATGCACATAGTGCTAATACTGGTTTAACTAACCCTATTGATTATCAAGCAGACTTGATAGTTGAACAATTAGATAGAGATGGTGAAACTCTTAAAACTTATAACTTCCGTGGTTGTTTCCCAACTAACGTTGCACCAATCGATGTAAGTTATGAGACTGTAGACACTATTGAAGAGTTTACAGTTGAGTTCCAGATTCAATACTGGGAATCTAACACAACTAGTTAATCTAGTTATATATAGAGAGGTAAGGGAATTATCCCTTGCCTCTTTATTATGAGGAACATAAATGGCAGAACAAGATAATAGTATTCTTAAACTATTTGGGTTTGAACTCAAGAGAGCGTCAGACCAAAAACCAAAAGAAAAAGACAAACTAAAATCTATAGTTGCTCCTACCGATGAAGACGGAGCAGGATACGTTACTGCGTCTGGTTCTCACTATGGTCAATATATTGACATGGAAGGAAGTCAGGCAAAAGATAATCAACAATTAATTATCAAATATCGTGGTGTTGCGTCACACCCTGAAGTAGACGCTGCTATTGAGGATATCGTCAATGAATCTATCGTTGGTGGAGAGATGGATACCTCGTGCGAAATTAATCTGGATAAAGTAGAAGCACCAGATAATATCAAAAAACAAATGATTGAAGAATTCAACAACATTTATGGTATGTTGAAATTCACTGATTTAGGTCATGACATATTCCGTTCATTCTATGTTGATGGTCGTGTTTATCACCACCTCGTAGTTAATGAATCAAATCTTAAAGCAGGTATCCAAGAAATTAGAACAATTGATGCTGCTAAGATTCGTAAAGTAAAAGAAATAAAACACAAGAAAGACCCAATAACAGGTGCAAAGATTGTTGAGAAGGTCTCAGAATTTTATATCTATCAAGAGAAAGCAGGAACTAATCAAGGTGTAAGACTTTCTCCAGATTCAGTATCATATGTGTCTAGTGGTCTATTAGACCCTAGTAAGAGACAGGTTGTATCCTATTTACATAAGGCACTAAAACCAATTAACCAATTAAGAATGTTAGAAGACTCTTTGGTCATCTATCGTCTTGCTCGTGCCCCAGAACGTAGAATATTCTATATTGACGTGGGTAATATGCCACGTAATAAATCAGAAACCTATATGCGTGACATTATGTCTCGTTATAGAAACAAGATTGTATATGATTCAAGTACTGGTCAACTTAAAGATGACCGTAAACATATGTCAATGTTGGAAGACTTCTGGTTACCTCGTAGAGAGGGTGGTAGAGGAACAGAGATTACTACTCTGCCAGGCGGTGAGAACCTTGGTCAGATTGACGATATTTTATACTTCCAGAAGAGATTGTATCGTTCATTGAACGTACCAGTCAATCGTCTGGAACAAGAAGCACAATTTACACTAGGTAGGTCAACAGAGATTTCTAGGGACGAAGTTAAGTTCCAGAAGTTTATTGACCGTCTACGTAGAAGATTCTCAATGTTGTTTACTGGTATTCTCAAGAAACAACTTATCCTTAAAGGTATTATTACTGAACAGGATTGGGAAGAGTGGAAGAATGCAATTACTGTAGACTTCCAAAAAGATAACCACTTTACTGAACTAAAGGACTCAGAAATATTACAAAATAGACTGCAAACTTTAGACCAAATATCTCAGTATGTTGGTGAATATTTCTCACGTGAGTGGGCAATGAAAAACGTAATGATGATGTCTGACGAAGACATTGAAGAAATGAAACAACAGGTCGAAGCAGAAAACTCTGTTCAAGACCAAGACGAGGAATAAACAATGAGTGAATTAGATAATCAAGAAGTTCAGACCGAAGAACCTACTGCGGTTGCAGAACTTATCAATCAGATTACTACAGGTGACCTTAACAAAGCAGAAGGTTCATTCCATAGTATTGTCACGGATAAAATGGCAGACGCACTAGAAGCACAACGTATTGCGACTGCACAAGCAATCTTTAATGACGCTGACGAAGACCTTTTAGATGACGAAGAAGGTATAATCGGAGACGAAGAGGACACGTTGCCAGAAGTTGAAGATTTAGAAAATGTAGAAATCTCAGACCACGATGAAGTGGAATACGAAGAAGACACCGAAGAAGACTCAGAAGAAAACTAAGACATTGATTATATTAAATACGATGGCGAGGACAGGTTCGTACTTCGCTCACAATATTATTATGGACAACTTGGTTAAACAAGATGAATCTTGGAAACCTCTTTGGGGTAATTGTTATATGCAGGTTTATGGTCTAATGAATAATTTAGACACTCCAGACTGCTATACTCATATTAAGAATCCCATAGAACCTTTTGCAGGATTATCTTTAGACCATTATGGTACGGAACATCCTTTTGGTTCTAACTATGAGGATATTAGTGAAGAGTTAAAAACTAATAAATTACCCTTTACTATTTCAAATATTTGGAATGAAAAAGAGTATGCACACGTATCTGAGTTGAAAAATGAAGGGTGGGAAGTAATATCCTTATACCGTAAAGATAAGTTAAAGTGGTTTATGTCAACCGCTTTATGTGTAGCGATTAACGATGTAAATATGTTTCACGCACATAATAAAGAATCTGCGGATTATATAAGCAATAAAAGAAAGACATTAGTAGGAAACTTTGATAAGTTTGCTCACGATTTCTTCCCAATCTGGTATGATTCGTTAGTAAGATATAACAATAATTGCGAAGAAACAACTGATAAATGGATATCATACGAAGAATTAGCGGAAGATAGTCACTCAATTGTCCGACTAAGTGATAAGTTAGACGATAGTTTAGACCCCTTAGAACGTCCAGTAATGAGAAAAATACCACATCCAGTTGATAATATGTGGGATTATTTTGAAAAACCAGACGATTTTAAGGAAATATGGGATAGATTTTTTTAACATATGTACTCCGTAAATATTAATTTGTATAAATAATACTATTATGAAAACTTATAGACAAATACTAGAATCTATTCAAGAACGTAAGAAACTTGACCAAGGTGAACTGGTATACAATAAGAAGATTAAACGTATATCCGTAGAGATATACAAACAGAAGAAGGGAAACCTTCCTTTTGTGGCATATGTTGATGGCGATAAATTAGATGCCTTCAAATCACAAAAGGACGCAGAAAGGTCTGCACAAAAAGTTATAAAGGAATTAACCTAATGAAGTTAATTACAGAATTTACAGAAAACGATTCTCTCAAGTGTTTAATTGAGAAGAAAGAAAATGGTGAGAAGAACTACATCATTGAAGGCGTTTTCGCACAAGCAGACAAAAAGAACAGAAATGGTCGTATCTACCCTAAATCCATTATGGAAAAAGCGGTAGCAAAATATGACCAAGAACAAGTTTCTAAGAAACGGGCAGTAGGGGAACTCAACCACCCTGAAGGGCCGACAGTTAACTTAGACAAAGTTTCGCACCTTATCACTGAACTGAAATTTCAGGGAAATGATGTGGTCGGAAAGGCACAAATATTGGAAACACCAATGGGTAAGATTGTTAAAGGTCTACTTGATGGTGGTGTCCAACTAGGAGTGTCAACTCGTGGTATGGGTAGTCTTGAGCAAAAGAATGGCGCTATGTACGTCAAAGACGACTTTATTCTTAGTACTGTTGACATAGTACAAGACCCATCGGCACCAGAAGCATTTGTTAATGGTATAATGGAAGGTGTAGATTGGGTTTGGAATAACGGTGTTCTTAAACCTCAAGTAATTGAAGAAATGGAGACTGAAATTAAAACCGCTCCGAAACCTGTCTTGTATGAGACAAGTGTACGTGAGTTTAAAAATTTCCTCTCGTTAATCAAATCTAGCATGTAAGGAGACAAACATGACCGAAGAAGTAAAACAAGAGGTTGAACTCCACAATGAATCTATTAACGATGAAATAGTGGAAGAAACTCTCGTAGACGAAAGTACTGCTCCAATGCCTAAAGGGAAACCTGATGCAAATGCAACTGACGAAGAAGAGTCAATTGCGTCTGTAGATAAGGCAGCAAAAGCAGTAAAAAAATCTCCTGTTCCAAAAACTAAAGCAGGTATGATTAGTGCAATGACTGACAAAATGTTGAAAATGTCTAAAACAGAGATGAATAAACTTTATGCCAGTTACAATGAATCAGTAGATATGGAAGAGAATGACGAACTCGTGGAAACACAAGTTGATACTTCTGCTGAATTAGACGCACTAGTTGAGTCTGAAGCAACACTCAGTGATGAGTTTAAAGCTAAAACTGCAATATTGTTTGAAACAGCTGTAAAATCAAAACTATCAGAAGAAGTTGATAGACTTGAGAAACAGTACAAGGAAGAGTTAGATGAAGAAGTATCTTCAACTAAAGCTGAACTTGTAGAAAAAGTAGATAGCTACCTTAACTATGTAGTTGAAACTTGGATGGAAGAAAATCAAGTAGCAATCCAGAACGGTTTACGTACTGAAATTGCTGAGACTTTTATGGACAAAATGAAAGACCTATTCGTAGAATCTTACATTGACGTTCCTGAGTCCAAGGTTGACCTAGTTGACGAACTTGCTGAATCTGTAGAAGAACTTGAGACTAAACTCAACGAAACTACTCAGAAAGTTCTAGACACTACTGAGGAACTGGAAGTTTACAAACGTGAAACGATTATTCGTGAAGCGTCAGGTGACCTTGCAGAAACTCAAGTTGAGAAATTAAAGTCACTCGTTGAAGATATTGATTTTGAAAGTGAAGAACAATTCGCTGACAAAGTTAAGACAGTCAAAGAGTCATACTTTAAAAAACAAATAGTTGGAAGTGACGAAGTAGAAGAAATTGTAGAAGACGCAGACAGTACAACTGAAGTATCTTCTGTAATGGAACAATACCTCCAAACTATCCGTAAACAAACCCCTAAAAGATAATTAAAGGAAGTAAACAATGCAATCTTACGATAATTTGATTGAAAAG